AGGCGCTGCCCTCCCCTGCTCCACCAAAAAAGAAAGGCGGCACGATGGCCGGACGCACAACGCGCTCGCTGACCGTCGTCGAGGGCGGCGCACAGCCGGCCAAGCCGGCGAAGAAGGCAGCACCGAAGAAGCGAGCGGCGCCCCGGAAGCGGACGCTCGAACACGCCGGCAAGCTCACTCGGAAGACGGCGCTCGAAACGCTGCGCGACCGGCTGGCCGCGGCGATGGACGATCCCCGCGCGCACCCGCGCGACGTCGGCGCTCTGGCGAAACAGTGGCTCGACGTGCTCGCGCAGCTGGACGCGCTGAACGGGAAGAAGCCGGCCGGCACCGCCGGCGCCGACGAGGGACCGTCGGCCGTGGTTCGGACACCGAATGCCGACTGGGACGAAGACGCGATCTAGCTCGGCGACGACGCCGAGGAAGGGCCGCGCGACGCCGAGCCGGCCGAAAGGTCACGCCGGCGGCAGTGGTGGCCGGCCACCGACGAAGCCGCTCGACGGGCCGCGGCTGTCCGAGGTCGCTCGGCACATAGTCCGGCCGGACGGGATCGTGAAGACGGCGTGGCCGGCGATCCGCGACACGTGCAACTCGGTCGGCTGGACGTTCGACCGCTGGCAAGACGGGCTCGGCCGGCTGATCACCGCGCTCGACGGGACGGGGCTCTACGCGTCGGACACGTCCGTGATCAGCATTCCGCGGCAGGTCGGGAAGACGTACCTGATCGGCTGTATCGTCTTCGCGCTCGCGCTGCTGACTCCCGGCCTAACGGTGATCTGGACGGCGCACCGGACGAAGACGGCGAAGGAAACCTTCGCGTCCATGCGGGCGATGTGCGAAAACCCGCTGGTCAAACGGCACGTGAAGGACGTCGTGCTGGCGCGCGGCGACGAGGGTATCTACCTGCACAACGGCTCGCGAATCATGTTCGGCGCTCGCGAGAACGGCTTCGGGCTCGGCTTCGCGAAGGTCGGCGTCCTGGTGCTCGACGAGGCGCAGCGGCTCACGTCGAAGGCAATGGACGACCTGATCCCGACGATGAACACCGTCGAGAACCCGCTTGTCCTGCTGACGGGCACACCGCCGCGGCCGACGGACGCCGGCGAAGTGTTCACGATGCTGAGGCAAGACGCGCTCGACGGCGAATCGGAAGGCACGCTGTACGTCGAGTTCTCCGCGGATCGCGGCGCCAACCCTGACGATCGCGCGCAGCTGCGGAAGGCGAACCCGTCGTACCCGCACCGCACCAGCGAGCGCGCGATCCGGCGTATGCGGAAGAACCTCACCGAAGACTCGTTTCTCCGCGAGGCGTTCGGAATCTGGGACGAGAACGCTCACCGGCCGGTCGTCACCGCGGCGCGCTGGCGCCGGCTGCTGCGGACGCCGGCCACCGTGCCGGCGTGCCCGCCGGACGGGACGAAACCGCACGGCTTCGGCGTCGACATGAATCACCAGGGCCGGATCAGCGTCTCGGCGTGTTGGATCGACGAGGACACCGCGCACGGCGAAGAGGTCTGGGCCGGCGACGACACGGAAGCGTGCGTCGCGTGGGTGAACGACGCGTGGCGCCGCGCCGGCCGGCGGACGGTCGTCGTGATCGACTCGGAATCGCCGGCCGTCTCGATGGTCGTCGACTTGGAGAATCTGGGCGTGACGGTCGTCGTCACGTCGGCGCCGATGATGGCCGCGGCGTGCGGTGCTGTGGAAAACCGGCTGAAAGCTGGCACGCTGACACACGGAGGACTCGAAGGTGAGCAGGTGCAGGTGACGAACGCAGTGGTGAAGGATGGTCGCAAGCGCGCGATCCGCGGCGCCGGCTCTTGGGGCTGGGACCGCCGGAACCCGGCGTCGCAGATTCAGCAAGCCGTCTCGCTCACACTGGCAGTATTCGGCGCGACGAAGAACAAGCGATCGGTCCGCCGGTCGACCGACGCAGGACGGGAAGCGGTGCTGTTGTGAACGAGGACCAGAAGACCACGGCCGAGACGTTCACCTTCTCGATCCCGGACCTGAACGACGACGTTCTGGCCGAGATAAACCGGCTGTACAAGCAACTGGTCGACCGCACCCCGCGGAACCTGCTCCGCGCGTTGCTCTACGACGGGAAGTACGTCCTGAGCCAGATCGGCGACATAATCCCGCCGAGCTACCTTCGGACGGCGACCGTGCTCGGCTGGTCGGCGAAGACGGTCGACACGCTCGCGCGCCGATGCAATCTCGAAGAGTTCACTTGGACCGACGGCCGGAAGGACGACGACTCGGGTCTGTCCGAGGTCTGGGACGACAATTTCTTCGCCACGAAGTCGAACTCGGCGATGGTCACTTCGCTGATGCACGGGCCGGCGTGGCTGATCAACACCACCGGCGGCGCCGGCGAGCCGGACTCGCTGATCCACGTCAAAAGCGCGCTGCACGCGACGGGCGACTGGAACGCGCGCCGTAACGCGATGGACAACTTGCTCTCGATCACCGACCGCGACGACAAGGGCAACCCGTCGGCGATCGCGCTGTACAAGGACGGGATCACGGTCACGTCCGAGCGTGGCCGCGATGGCGTCTGGGCGTCGGACTACTCGACGCACGGGCTCGGCGTCCCGGTCGAACTGATGCCGTACAAGCCGCGCGAAGACCGCGTGTTCGGGTCGAGCCGGATCAGCCGGCCGATTATCTCGATCCAGAAGCGCGCGCTGAAAGCGATCGTGCGGATGGACGGGCACGCCGACGTGTACAGCTTCCCGCAACTGATCCTGCTCGGCGCGTCCGGGACGGCGTTCAAGAATCCCGACGGCTCGCTTAAGCCGGCGTGGCGGGTGGCGCTCGCGCGCGTGTTCGCGCTGCCGGACGACAAGGACGAGCCCGACGCGAAGCGGGCCCGCGCCGACGTGAAGCAATTCCCGGCGTCGAGCCCGGAACCGCATATCAAGATGATCGAGCAGATCGCGCAGATGTTCTCGGGCGAGTCGTCGATCCCGGTCGAATCGCTCGGCTTCACGAACCACGCGAACCCGACGTCGCCGGACGCGTACGTGGCCGCGCGCGAAGACCTGATCGCCGAGGCCGAAGGCGCGATCGACGACTGGAAGCAGGCGATGCGCCGGTCGATGATCCGGGCGCTCGCGATCAAGAACGGCAAGAACACGATCCCGGACGAGTACCGCGCGCTCGAACCGAAGTTTCGCCCGCCGATCTACCTGTCGAAGTCCGCGCAGGCGGACGCCGGCGCGAAGATGCTCGGCGCGGGCCCGGAATGGCTCAAAGAGACGTCCGTCGGGCTCGAACTGCTGGGACTGACCCCGCAACAGTCGAAGCGCGCGCTCGCCGAGAAGCGCCGGCTCGGATCGCTGTCGCTGGTCGACAAGCTCACCGCGGCGCCGGCCGGCGACGAGGACCAGGACGTCGACCCCGACGCACCGCCGGCGGCGGATGAGTCCGCGGCCGGCTGATGGCGCTCGGAGTCCCTGAGTTCCGGCGCGCGCTGGTCAAGCTCGGCGACGCGCTCGATTCCGACGTCGTGAAGCTGGTCGGCGCGCTCGCGACGCAGGACACCGCCGGCGCGCTGGCGCTGATCACCGACGCGTATCCCGAACTGGTGACGCCGTACCTCGCCGCGGCCGGCGACCTGTCGGCGACCTGGTACGAGGACCAGGCGCCCGACGTCGACTTCCTCGCCGAGCCGGCCGAGCTTCCGTCGATCGAGCAACTGGCGGCGAACGGCCGGTACGCGCTCACGACGTCGAAGCCGGCGTCGGTGCTGTCCGGCGCCGCGAAGCGGCAGCTGTTCAAGACGCACCGGGACACAATTCTCGAGAATGCCGAGCGCGAAGGCGTCGCGTGGGTGCGTGAGGCCCGTCCGGGCGCGTGCGGATTCTGCCGGATGCTCGCAACGCGGGTGCTCACCGAAGGCTTCGGCGGGGCGCCCGGTCTGTACCTGTCCGAGGACACCGCGAACGCGAACCCGCACACCGAGGACGCCGAAGGGCACGATCACTGCCGATGCGTGAGCGTGCCGATCCGCGCCGGCCAGCCGTACCGCGTGCCGGCCTACGTCGCCGGCTGGCTCGACGACTACGAGGCCGTATCGCGTGACGACGACGGCCGGCTACTGCCGGTCTGGAAGATCGCCGACGAGATGGAGAAGCGCGGCGCGCAGCGCGGGAACCCGGTCGAGCCACCGGCCGGCGGGCCGGCCACCGCGGCGATCGTCGCGCTCGACGAGAAGCGGCCGGCGACGTCGAGCACCAGGGCGCCGGACGGCTCGCCGCTCGCGCTCACCGCGGCGCCGGTCCGGCTCGCGATCGAGGCACGGAAGGCGACCACCGCGCCGGCTCCGGGCGACGTCGCCGACTGGCTCGCCGCGAACGATCAGAACTGGGCCGCGCTCGAAGCGTTCCGCGCGCTCGACTCGATCGAGCTTCCGCCGGCCGAGCGCGAACCCGATCCGGGCCCGGTCAAGCCGAAGACGATCGGCGATCAGCTGCTCGCCGCGCTCGATGCTGCGAAGCTGGCGCTCGCCGAGCCCGACGGCCGTCTGTCGGCGACGGCGAAGCAGAAGTCGCAGCGCAAGGGCGCCCGCGCGATCGCGGTCCGGGAAGCGCAACGCGCGCTCGACGACGCGATCGCCGACGGCACCGCGAGCCAGCCGATCGCGCCGGCCAAGGGGAAGCGCGCGAAGTCGCGGCCGTTCGCCGAAGTGGAAGCTGAACGGCGGGCCGCGGCGGACGTCGCGATCGACGAGGCCGTGGCGGCGTTCGAGGCCGCGTGCGCGACGGGCGACGACGAGCAGATCGCGGCGACGTGCGACGCAATGGAAGCGCTCGAAGCGGCCGAGCAGGAACGCCGGGACCGGGCCGACGCGCAGCTGGCGAAGATCGCCGAGAAGCACGAACGGCAGCGGCAGCGGCGCGACGCCGAGCGGCTGGCGATCCAGGACGAAATCGCGGCAGTCGCCGAAGCGAACGAAGCCGAGTCCGACGCCGACTACTGGCAGGCCGAAGCCGAAGTGATGGCTCGCCGGACCGGGAAGTCGACGGACGAAGTGCTGGTCGCGATCCGCAAGCGCGAGTTCATCCGCACGGCCGGCTTCAAGGGCAACGGCTTCGAGGACACGCTTAAGAACGAGTTCGCCCACCTGGTCGAGCAGGCGTACATGCAGGCCGAGGACGCGACGAACGGCGTGATGATCCGCAAGGGCTCGAAGTTCGACTCGAAGCAACTCTGGTACTGCAACGACGCGACCGCGCGCCGGCACATGTCCGAGGAAATGGCCGCGTGGTTCGATGAGCACGGCCGGCTCACGCTGCCCGTTCTCCGCGAAATGGTGCTGTCCGGCGAGAACTTCGCGAACCTCACAGTGATGAATCAGGACTACTTGCAATGAGCTTCCGAGACGACGCGATCGAGGCGCTGCGCGCCGGCCAGAACGCCGGCGCCGACGACGTGAACCCGTACGTCGAGACGTCCCGAATCCTCGCGAAGGTGTGGGAACGCGGGTGGCGCTCGATGGCCGCGGTCCGTATCGGCACCGGGCCCGGTCGGGCTCCGTTCCTATCGGGCGACGACGCGACGGGCTAACCTGCTGGTATCGGTCACCGAACGGGGCCGACCCACCAGGAACCCCGAACCGGGAGACGCAACAGATGAAGTTCGACCGAATGAAGCTCTACTTGCCCAACGACGGCGGCGACCAGGGCGGCGGCGCAGACGGCGCCGGCGCGGGTGGCGGCGCCGGCGCGGGTGGCACTGGCGGCGGAACAGGCGGCGGCGCGGGTAACGCCGGCGGCGACAAGTCCGGCGACCAGGGCAAGCCGAAGCGCGATCCGTTGTACGCCGATCTGCCGGACGATCATCCGCTGGTGAAGCGTCACGAAGCGCTCAAGCAGGAGAACAAGGAGCTGAAACCGAAGGCGAAGATCGTCGACGACGCCGAGGCCGCGAAGCGGACCGACGCCGAGAAGATCGCCGATCTGCAATCGAAGCTCGACGCGCAGCCGAAGGCCGTCGCGTCCGCGCTTCGCGATCACCTGGTCGAGCTACACGGCATCGAGGCAGCCGACGCCGAACTGTTCCTCACCGGCGACACGCCGGAACTCATGCTTCGACAGGTCGCGGCTCTGCTGGAAAAGGCCAGCGGCGCGGGCCCGAAGCGGAAGAACTACGTCCAGAAAGAGGGCAACCCGAACGGGAAGGCGCCGGCCGACGAGAACAGGAGCTTCGTTAAGTCCCTGTTCGGTGGCGGCGACGACGACTGATCGGGTAGCTCGCAACTGACCAGGAAGGTCTAATCGCAATGGCTACTTTCGGTACCGGGCAACTCAAGAACCTGCCCCGGAACATCGCTGACGGCATGGTGAAGGACGTCGTGCAGGGCAGCACCGTTGCTGCTCTGTCGGCTCGCCGGCCGCAGCGCTTCGGTAACGAGGACATCATCACGTTCACGGGCCGGCCGAAGGCCGAGTTCGTGGGTGAGGGTCAGGCGAAGTCGTCCACCACGGGCGAGTTCGACTTCGTGACCAGCACCCCGAAGAAGACGCAGGTCACGATGCGCTTCAACGAGGAAGTCCAGTGGGCCGACGAGGACTACCAGCTGGGCGTTCTCGACACGCTCTCGGAGGCCGGCGCCGAGGCGCTGGCACGCGCGCTCGATCTGGGTCTGTACCACCGGATCAACCCGCTCACGGGTACCGAGATCGAGGGCTGGTCGAACTACCTCAACGCGGCCGAACGTCGCGTCGAAATCACGCCGGCCACCGCTTCGGCGCCCGAACTCACCGTCGAGGCGGCGATCGGTCTGCTGGTGGCGAACGGGCACCCGACCCCGGTCAACGGGCTCGCGCTGCACCCGTCGCTCGCGTGGGGGCTGTCGACCGAGCGCTTCGACGACGGCCGCAAGAAGTACCCGGAACTCGGGCTCGGTATCGACCTGGGCTCGTACAACGGGCTCCGGTCGTCCACGTCGGACACCGTGGCCGGCGGCGACGAGGCACTTCCGGCGCTCACCGCGGCGCGCGCGGTGCGCGGCATCGTGGGCGACTTCGCGAACGGCATCCGGTGGGGCGTCCAGCGCGAAATCCCGCTGGAACTGATCAAGTACGGCGATCCCGACGGTCAGGGCGACTTGAAGCGGTTCAACCAGATCGCTCTACGGCTCGAAATCGTCTACGGCTGGTACGTCTTCACCGACCGCTTCGTGGTCATCGAAGACGCCGTGGCGTAGGCGCTCACCCCTCACTCGATACGACGGAAGCAGGAACGATGAAGCTCAAGAATCGACTCTCGGGTGTCCAGGTGAGCGTCCCGGACGCGCTCGCCGAAGAACTGCTCGACAAGGGCACCTATCAGACGCCGGCCGACTACGACCGGGACGAGCGCGATCGCGCAGCGGCCGAGCGTGACCGGCTGGCGACTCTGGCCGGCGGCGGCGCCGCGGACCAGGACGACGACGAGCCGGCCAAGGAGACGGCCGCGCAGCGTCGGAAGCGCGAGAAGGCCGAGGCGGAAGCCGAAGCCGAGCGCGTGAAGGCCGAGCAGGAAGCGGCAGCCGCGGCAGCCGCGGCCGGCAACGGCAGCTGACAGGGAGGCGCGGCGCATGACTGATCCGATCGACGTCGAGGACCAGGGCGACGAGCCCGGTCCGCTGCTGACTGTCGACGACCTGAAACCGTTCGCGACGATCGCCGAGCCGAAGGCAAAGGCGATGATCGAGGACGCGATCGGGACCGCGATCATTCATGCGCCGTGCATCCTGTCGACCGACTTCCCGCCGGCGAAGCGGGCCGCGGCGAAGGCGATCCTTCGAGGCGCCGTGCTGCGATGGAACGAAGCCGGCACCGGCGCCGTCCAGTCGCAACAGACGCTCTCGTACGGGCAGACGATCGACACGCGGCAGCCGCGGAAGGTGATGTTCTTCCCGTCCGAGATTGACGCGCTACGCCGGCTCTGCCGGCCGGACACCGACACCGGCGGCGCGTTCTCGATCGACACGCTGCCGGTCCGTGAGGGCATCGTCCACGCCGAAATCTGCTCGATCTACTTCGGCGGCGGATGCAGCTGTGGCGCGATCCTCACGCAGGGGCTCCCGCTGTACGAGCGCGATCAGGGCTGGGCATGACGGCTTTCAACGTCCCGGAACCGTTCGAGGTCACGCACATTACGAAGGTCGCGATCGGGAAGAACCCGGCCGGCCAGATCAAATACCAGGACGTCCCGCGGAAGCGCTGGGTCCGCGCGTTCGACCAGCCGCGCGCCGAAGAGGTCCAGGCCGGCCAGCTGGCCGGCCGCAAGGTCACCGAACTGATGATGGCCGACGACGAAGGCGACTGGCCGAGCGATTCCGTCGTGGTGCTGTGGGACGGCCGGCGCTTCGAGGTCAACGGCGACGTCCGCGACGAGAATCTGGGCCCGTACGGCTTCACACCCGGCTTCGTGGTCCCGCTGCGAAGGGTGACCAATGGGCCGGCTTAGCATCCCGATCAGCGATCACCGGGCGATCCGACGCGATCGCTCGGGCGAGTTCGGCGTCCGGGCCGAGGTCGCTCGGATCACCGTCACGATCGCGAACGTCGCGCAGGCGATCGCCGGCGAGTCCGGCTCTCCGTCGGGCGTCGGGAACGACGGATACGACCATGAGCTTGTGACCGGAACCGACCGGCTCCGCGGGCATGTCTGGGCGAACAACGACACGACCGAGAAGGCCGAGCGCGACACCGCTCCGCTGATGCAGGCCGCGATGAGGGTCCAGTGACCGCGCCGGCCGAAGTCGGGCCCACAATGGAACCCGCGATCGCGTGCCGCGCGTACCTCACGCGCCGGCTCGCCGATCGAGGTATCACAGAGGAATACTTGCCCGTCGGTGCAACGGAACCGGAGGGCGAGCCGAAGCGGTACGTGCTGCTGAATCAGATTGATTCACGCCGGCGCGGTCCCGTGGCGGACTACTTGCTCCGCGCGCGCGTGTTCAACGAAGACGCGTACGAATGCGGGCAGCACACAACGCTGCTGCACGCTGCTCTACTGGGCGCCGCTCAGGTTCACGTCGTTTTCCCGGACGTCGGCGATCTGTGGGTGACCGGCACCGAGCACCAGGCCGGACCGTCTGACTTGGACGATCCCGATAAGCCGCTGTTCGGGCAAGCCGTGGCCGTCTTCTGGACGGTCGCACTCAAACCGATACGAGAGGTAACACCATGACGAACCCGACCCCCGTAATCCCTTCGCCGCTCGGCGACTACAACCAGGTGTTTGCAGCCACGCCGTCCGGCTTGCAGACGGCCGGCGGTCTGTACGTCGCGCCGGCGGGCACCCCGCTACCCGACGACGTGGACGAGCCGCTGGCCGCGGCGTTCAAGTCGCTTGGCTACGTGTCGAGCGACGGCGTGACGATCGCGATCGACGGCTCGACGACGCCGATCGAGGTCTGGTCCGGCGAGCGGATCGGATCGCTGCGCGACGCGTTCTCGATCGAGTACAGCATGTCGCTCTATCAGGTGCTCTCGCCGCACGTGAACGCCGTGATCTTCGGCGACGGCAGCGTGACCACCGCGGCGGCGACGGCCGAGCACGGCAACCGGATGAAGGTCGCGATCGGCTCGCGTATGCCGAAGATCGCGTCGCTGGTGCTCGACGCGTTCTTCGAGGACAAGATGATCCGGCAGGTCGCCGAGCTTGTGCAGATGAGCGATATCGACGACATAACGCTGGTTCACAATGAGCCGATGGCGTTCCAGCCGACGTTCTCCGTCTTCCGCGGAAGCAACGGCGATCACGTCGTCCAGTACAGCGACGACGGTCAGCGGATCGCGGCCTAGTCGCTCTCGAACGTGAGCCGGCGCGCGGTCTGGTGGGCGCGCGCCGGCTCACTCAAGCACTACCCACCGAACCCACCAGAACCCACCAGGAGGAACCATGTCCGACGAGCACACCACCTACGACCCGCACGCGGCCGACGCCGAGCACCAGGGCGATAAGCCGATCGAGCACGTCGGCTTCGAGACGACCGAGCCGACCGTGCCCGACGCCGACGGGATCGACGACGGCGACGAGCCGATCAGCATTGTCGACGAGTGGGCCGGCGACTACCCGGCCGGAACGCAACTGTTCTGCGCGAAGTTCGACGCCGACGACTTCGATCATTCGTGGGGCGAAGGCGACTACTCGGAAGGCGCCACCGTCGCGATCAAGCGCGGCACCGGCACCCCGTCCGAAGGCTGGATTCTGCGACACGCTCACCTGAACGACGGCGAGCGTACGAAGCTGATTCTCGAGAAGCACGCGTCGCGCGACGCGCTCACGATCCTGTACTCGCTGCGCGATTCCGTCTTCGAGGCGTTCATCGAGGCTTGGGGGAAGGACGGCGGGATGCAGCCGGGAAAATCCAACAGGTCTGCGCGGCGGTCCGCGAACAGGAAGCGGCGCTAAGGCGCGACGTCCTGGCGCTCGGCAGCGGCTATCGTCTCGACGATGGCCGGCTGTCGTGGGCCGATCTGCACGCCGTCATCTATGCGGCGCCGCCGGGAACGTCGCTGTATCACGTGCTCGAACAGGGCTGGTTGACGTCGGACTACTTGCTGGCGCTGATCGCCGACGGCGTTCACGATCTGATCTGGCAGAAGACGAAGGACGGCCGGAAGAACCGGCGCCGGCCGAAGCGTCTGCCACGTCCGAAGCGCGAGTCGAACGACGGTACGGCGTCGAGCGGGCTCGGACGCGTTAGCGTGATGACAGTCGAAGAGTTCGAGGCGAAGCGGCAGGCTCGGATGAAGGCGTACGTCGAGCGCAAGGCGCGCGAGCGGCGGGCAGCACAGAAGGGCGACTGATGCAGGGCACTTACTGGCTCACAGTCCTACCGGAAACGTCGCAGCTGCGACCGCGTATCAAGCGCGCGCTTCGAGGGCTCGACGACGACGTTCGGGTGACGCCGACGGTCGACGACCGGCAGGCCGAGCCGCAGGGCCGCGCGTTCGGCGACAAGTTCGCGAAGGGCTTCGGCCGGTCCGGGGCGTCGAAGCTGGGCGCCGTGGCGTCCATGCTGGGCGTCGGGATCGGCCGAGCCAGCGACGCGACGCGCGGGCTGGTCCGTAACGTCGGGCTCGCCGCGACCGGGATCGGGCTCGCTGCTCGGATCACGAAGGGCTTCGCGCTGTCCCTCATGGCGGCGTCGACCGGGCTCCGCGTGGTGGCCGGCGTCTCGCTGGCGAAGCTGGCCGGCATGTTGGGCTTCACCGCGCGGCAGGCGTCGAAGCTCGCGTCGGCCGTCACTCGGGTGACGTCGGCGATCCTGCTGCTGACCGTGATCGGGAAGACGATCGGCTTCCTGAACCGCTTCGCGAAGATGGCGGCGATCGCGACCGTCGGCACCGCGGCGCTGATCGGCGTCGTGACCGCGCTCGCGTCCGTCTTCGGGCAAGCGCTGGTGTCGGCCGTGATGGTGGCCGGCGCGGCGATCGGCACGTTCGCCGGCGCCGCGGTCGGTCTGCTCGGGCCGGCGCTCGGCGTGCTCAAGCTCGGGCTCTCGGGGCTCAAGGATGGCGCCGACGCGTTCGCCGACTCCATGAAAGACGCGTGGGGGCCGGCCGACGAAGCGTTTAACAAGATGATCGGCGAGCGGCTGGGCCCGCTGCTGACGAAGTTCCGCGAACTCAAGATGGCCGTCGTCGACACGTTCACCGCGGCGCTCGGGCCGGCGCTGAACTCCGCAACCGGCTTGCTCGGGAAGATGCAGCCGGCAATGGTCGCGATGGCCGGCACGCTCGGGAAGCTCGGCTCGCAGATCGCCGAGACGATCGCGGGCCCGGAGAACGTCGCGGCGCTCGACAAGATGTTCGCCGCGTCGAACCAGTTCGTCGGCTCGCTCGGGCCCGGACTGTCGAAGCTCGTCTCGGGGCTGGTCCAGTTCGCGAGCACCGCGGCCGACACGTTCAAGGGCGCCGGCGTCGGTATCTCGGACATGCTCGGGCGCTTCGGCGACTGGCTCAAGGGCATATCGCCGGCGCAGATGATCGCGAGCTTCGCCGCGCTTCGCACGATGGTTACGAACGTGTGGAACGTGCTCAAGCCGATACTCGAAGGCATCCGGCAGATCGGCGCCGTGAGCGCGCCGGCGCTGGCGCCCGGTATCAAGGCGATTGGCGACGCGATCGCTCAGGCCGTGCCCGGACTGGTCCGCATGTCCGAGATTCTGATGCCGGCGCTATCGGCCGTCATGGAACGGCTCGCGCCGATAATCCCCGCGCTGGTGACGGCGTTCACGCCGTGGGCCGGCGTGCTGGCTCAGGTGGCGCCACCGCTCGCGACGATCGTCGCGCACATGGCGCCGCTCGCGCCGCTGATCATGGTCGCTGTCGGCGCCGTGAAGGCGATCGGCGCCGCGATGATCGTCTGGAACACGGTCGCGGCGGCAGCGTCGATCGCTCAGGGAATCTTCGCCGCGGCGACCGGCGCGAGCACGGCTTCGCTCGGCGGCAACGTGATCGCGCTCGCCGCGCACCGCACCGCGACGATCGCTTCGACGATCGCTTCGCGCGCGCTCGGCGTCGCGATGACGTTCGCGCTGGGCCCGATCGGTCTGATCATTGCGGCCGTCGTCGCGGTCGGCGCTGCGATCTGGGCGTTCTTCACGAAGACGGAAACCGGGAAACGGCTCTGGGAAAAGATATGGCCGGCGATCGTCAACGCGGCGAAGGTCGCGTGGCAGTGGATCAAGGACACGCTCGGGAAGGCGTGGGAGACGATCGGGCCCGGACTGGCGAAGATCGGCACCGTCGCGAAGGAAGCGTTCGCGGCGCTGATCGGCGCCGTGAAGACGGTATGGACGGCGATTCAGCCGGCCGTGCAGTGGGCCGGCCGGCTGTACCTCGCGTTCGCGAAGTGGCAGTTCGGGAACGTCGTCACGGCACTGAAAGCGCTCGGCGCCGTGATCGGCTGGCTCTGGCAGAACGTCGTGGTCCCGGCGTTCAACGGGATAGCGTCGGCCGTGCAACTGTGGTGGGCCGGCGCTCAGGCAGTGTTCGGCGTCGCGAAGACGGCCGTCCAGGGCGTCGGCGACGTGATCATGTGGCTATGGAACAACGTCGCGACGCCGGCGTTCTCGGCGATCGGCGCCGTTATCTCGACGTGGTGGGCCGGCGTCGAAAAGGTGTGGGGGCTGTTCCAGGCCGGCGTCGAGAAGGTCGGCTCGGCGATCACGACGATGAAGGACGCGTTCACGACCGGCTTCAACGCGATAAAGGGCGTCGTCGAATCGGTCTGGAACTTCATCGGCGGCATTCTCGACAAGATCGGGAACGCCGTCGGCACGGTGGCCGACAAGCTCCGCTCGATCCCCGGTATCGGCGCGCTGATCCCCGGCAACGCCGACGGGAAGCCGGCCGGCTTCGCCGGTGGCCGGCCGGCCACGCTGTCCCGTAGTGGGCAGCTGTCCGGGCCCGGTACGGGCACCAGCGACTCGATCCTGGCGATGCTGTCCGATCGCGAGGGCATCGTGAAGGCGTCGGCGATGGCCGGCGGCGGCGGCGTCCTGGTGGCCGCGCTGAACTCGGGATGGACGCCGACGGCCGACCAGCTGCACGCGCTGCTTCCCGGCTTCGCCGAAGGTCTGAATCCGGGCGCCGACTGGCTTCGGAAACAGATCATGGACACGTATCCGCAGATCAAGACGATTGGCGGCAAGCGGTCCGAAGACGGCTACGGCGAGCACTCTTCGGGCAACGCGATCGACGTGATGATCCCCGGCTACAACACCGACTCGGGCAAGGCGACCGGCGACCAGATCGCTTCGTGGATCAAGACGAACCGCGACGAACTCGGCGTGGACGGGATGATCTGGCGCCAGACGAGCTTCGGCTACGGCGGCGACTGGACGACCGGCAAGACGATGAGCGATCGCGGGTCGGACACGCAGAACCACATGGATCACCTTCACGTCATTCTCGGGAAGGGCCGCGGCGCCGGCGCTCCGAGCGTGGACGCGCCGGCTTCGTCGCTGTCGATGAGCACCGGGGCTTCGTCGAGTTCGTCTTCGTCGCTCGGCGGCTCGACGTCGCTCGGCTCGGGCTCCTACCGGGCCGCGACGGACAAGGAACTCGCGAGCGGGCAGGGCAAGGTGGACACCGCGAAGCGCGCCGTCGAGCAGGCGAACCAGGGTGTCGACGACGCGACCTACCGGCGCGACAAGGCGGCTCGCCGGCTCGAAGAACTCCGCGCGGCCGGCAAGGACACCGCGGACGCGCAACACTCGCTCGACGTCGCGAACCGCGAACTGACCGACGCGAAGGACAAGCAGAAGCGGGCGACCGAGAAGTCGACGAAGGCCGAGCAGGACTTCGCGACGTTGCAGTCGCAGGGCGTCGAGGACGCGTCCGCGGCGAAGGATTCCGCCGGCGGCAGCGAAGGCGGCGTGAGCGAACTCGGGAAGTCGATCTGGTCCGGTCTGTTGGAGACGATCGGGCTCGACGGCTCGCTGTTCTCGAACCCGTTCGAGTGGCCGACCGTGAAGTCGATCATGGCCGGCGTCAACGTCCTGGGCGGCACGCTGTCCGGGCAGGGCGCCGGCGCCGGCTCGGGCGGCGATCCGTCCGGCGTGCTCGGCGGGCTCGCTGAGGCGACCGGGCTCGGCGACATGCTGACGAACCTCAATCCGGGCGCTGTGGACGTCGCAGCGGCGCCGGCGCAGAACGTCGCGCCGGACACCACCGAGCACGGCACCGGCGGCGGGCAGGCGCCCGGTCCGGGCGTCTACATCGAGAACGCCGGCATGGCGCCGGTCGACGTCGCGAACAAGCTCGATCAGACCTGGAACGCACGCACCCGGACGACGAAGGCGCACTGATGACGCTCACACCCGAACCGCTCGACTTCGACGACGAGTTCTACTACGACACGCCGAAGCACCCGAACGACTTCGAGGGGAACCCGGCGTACGCGCCGGTCGACTTCGCTCACCCGTCCTGGCAGCGCTTCACGCGCTGGGAGGACATGGGCCAATGGGGCGACATTCTGCGCGGCGAAGATCCGCAATGGGTGTGGATGCACCCGGCGACGAACTGGAAGGTCTGGCACCTGTCCGGGCCGCGTGAGGGCATCGAGGGCGCCGTCCTGGCCGAAGGGCTCGACGGCGTGTTCGAGATTGAGTTCGAGCACCGCTACTCGAACGGGCCGTACCTGATCGGCGCCGAGCGCGAGCGGACGGACTACATGATGGGCGTCGTCGACTTCGGCGTGGTGATCAACCCGAACGCGAACCGGAACCGGCTGTCGTCGTCGGGCTCGAAGATGGAAATGCACAAGATCGAGACGAGCTTCCGGCGATCGTTCTCCGATCGCGTGCCTGGCTTCCTCGGGTGCTTCACGCGGGAATCGGGCTGGCGCTTCATCCCGGCGATCCAGGGCGCGAAGTGGCGCCGCGACTCGAAGAGGTCGCCGACGTCGCACGGCAACGCGACGAACATTCTCTCGGGAACGCTGCATATGCCGTGGCCGCTGTTCGCGAAGCGCGCCGTGACGGACGTCTGGCGCCCGGAACAGGCCGACGTGATCCGCGACGGCTACGCGAAGCACACCTTCGCGATCGCGAACAAGGGCACGTTCGACGCGTGCCCGAAGTTCATCTTCCGCGGGACGTCGGACGACGACGTGAAGATCGACGGCGTTCGCGGGTACGGCACCCGCGTGCAGGACGGCAACGGCGGGAAGATGGTCCCGATCCCGAACCTGCTCGAAGACGACGGCGATTACATCTTCGTGGACACCGATCCGAGCCGGCAGACGCTCACCACCGAGCGCGAGCCGGTCGACGGGCAGATATACCGGCACCTTCGACAGTCGCAGTTCCTCGCGATGCTGCTCGACGCGCAGCTGGACGCGAAGCTCCCGGCTCAGCGACGCATCCCCGGTGGGATCGAGTTCGACAACCCGATCCCACCTATGACGGTCGCGCACATCACCGTGACGCACACGAACCCGGAAGGCTCCGTCGAGATGATCATGCCGCAGTATTACCGCGCGTCCTGGTCCTGATCGCCGGCCGACAGGAAGGATCGAAATATGACGACTGACCCCGGATTGCCCAACCTGCCCGAAGACGCCGGCTACGGCTCGGTGGTCGGGCCGGCCGAGTGGAACGCGCACGCCGAGCGGATCAACGACGTCGAGGACCAGGGCGCCGGCGTCGCCGATCGTGTGACGGCCGTCGAAGCGGCGAACGCCGACGACCAGGAACGGATACGGCGCGGCACCGTCGCGACGGCCGCGGCGACCGTGGCGAAGGTGGCGACGCTCGCCGAGCCGGCCTACGTGCCGAAGGCCGGCGATCTGTTCCTGATCGAGTTCACGGCCGGCCACACGGCGACCGGGCCGACGCTCTCGATCAACGGCTCGCCGGCGCTGCCGATCACGTCGGCGTCCGGCTCGACGTCGAGCGCGCACACCGCGCTCGCGGCCGGCGTCGAGGCGCTGATCCTGCACGACGGCACCACGTACCGGCTACTCACCGGGAACTCGACGGTATGGGGCGCGTTCACCGCGGCCGAGCTACAGTCCGGCTCGGGCTCGACGCGTCTCGTCACTCCGCTGCTGCTCGCGACGAACTTCCTCAACCTCGCCGCGGCGAAGCCGGCGTCGAGCACCGCGGCCGGCCGGCTCGGGCAATACTGGCTCGACGCGACCGGGCTGTACGTGTGCGTCGCGACGAACACGTGGCGCCTGTTCACCGGGGCGACGTTCTGACATGCCGCGGCTTCCGTTCCAGCTGCCGGCGACCTTCGCCGAGCCGACCCCGCGGGTAAAGCCACCGTTCGCGCTGGCCGGCCACGTCGGCGCGTCGCCGAAGCGCGATCCGGTCGCGACGTGGAACCAGGTCAACGCGCGCCGGCGCGTGCTCGACGAGGAATCGAAGGGCCAGAAGCTCTATCGAATCTGGGACAAGTCGATGAACTACATCGGCACCGTCCACACTCACAAGTCGATCGACGCCGAGAAGATGCAGCACGACTCGGGACAGGGCGACGTCGTTCTCCGCGGCTCGGACTGGCTGGTGAACTTCCTCCGCACCGACGTTCGCGCGGAAGAAGACCTGAACTTCACGATCGACCCGTATCCGCACCGTCGCGACATGTACAAGCGGCTCGGCTTCAAGGCGACGAATATCCGCGTCGGCCGAGCCGAAGACGGCGAAGTCACCGTGACGATGCAGCTGATCGAGAATCGCGAGCACTGGAAGCACATTCTCTTCGGCGCGACCGTCTTCGCACCGCCGGAAGCTCAGCCGATCAAATCGTTTCTGCTGCCGGCCAACTGCCGGACGGCGATCGCGACGGCCGGCGCGGCGAACCTCGCGCGGCTGTTCAATCCGGCGCTGTCCGTCTTCACGAACCTGCTCAATCCGGGCGCGTACGTCGGCGCCGCGCTCGGGCTCGGCATCCCTGGTAACTGGTCGTTCCTGAACCACCCGATCCAGATGCAGTTCGTGAACCCGATCACCGACACGTCGCGGCTCACGGTGCTGATGAGCCGGTGGCAGGACGCGCACGCCGTCACCGAGTCGATGCTTCGCGACGCGGCCTGTCAGGTCCAGGTGTACGTCTGGCTCGAAGAGGACGAGGACGGGCCGCACCCCGAACTTGAACTGTTGGTCGGGAAGGACGCAGCACGGCCGCGGCGGAACTGCTACGTGATCGCCGTCGAAGAGACGGACCAGTACGCCGGCATCACCGGCCTTGCCCCGGACGGCGCGATCAAGCTGCTGGCGGCAACCGGCGACGATCTGATCACGAAGACGCTGTTTGCTGAGTACGACCAGAACGGCGACGGCGTGACGGACCCGCTGATCCGTAAGTGGTTCGGCGCGGCTCCGCAGGTTCCTTCGCTGGTCTTCCGCGACGGGCCGCGCTCGGCGATCGTCTCGTCCGAGCACAACATGTACAAGGCGAAGGCAAAACACATCATGACCGGCGGAAAGTCGCCGGCCTGGCTCAACCAAGTGCAGACCTTCTTGGTCCGGTATGCGATCAGTAAGATCGCCGAAGCAATTACGTCGATACCGGGCGCCCCGGCGCAGATTCCCGGCTCAGAAGGCGTCGAAAACGTCTATCAAAATCAGGGCGACGACGTGTTCTTCGCGTTCGTCCGCTACACCGACGTTAACCGGGAACTGAGTTCGGGCGACTTCGGCTTGCTCGAAGAGTTCGTGCAAGGCTCGGGCTCGGCGTACGTGATCGCGACACCGCTCACGATCCGCGAAGGGCTCGACAAGACGAAGCCGTACCACGCGTTCAAGGTGGAGGTCCGCAACGGCCGGCCACACCGCGCGTTCATCGACTACGGGATCGGCACGCCGGCGCTGTTCGAGATCGACGGCATTCTGTCGCAGGACCACGTGAGCGCGCTACGGATCAAGGAGGACGAGACGACACCGTTCACGATCGGCGTCTCGATCGGCGATGATCGGGAATCGGACTCGGGACTCGCTCGGGTCGCGCGCGACGCGCAGACATTTTGGAACGGACTCGCTTCGATCATGGGGGCTTCGCAATTCTGATGACGGACAACGGCAACGAGCACCAGGACCACGACGACGAAGCGCGCCGGCTCGCCGGCTACGTGATCCCGCCGGACCTGCAACCGCGGCAAGAGCTGGTCTACCTGCTCGATCAGATGCTCGACAACCCGGTCGACAAGCACGGGAACACGTACGATCTGCGCTACTTGAAGCCGGCGCTCAGCTGGCACTTCGCGCGCTGCTGGCCGGCCAAGTTCGGCGGCGATCCCGTCGTGAAGCGGCGCGAGTACCCGAACGGACACGTCGAATGGGTGAAGCTCGACGCACCGGACCTGCCGGCCGACCCGCTCGACGGGCTCACGCTCGAAGAAATCATGGCGCTGCCGGCCGAGCAACGCGACGCAGCGATCCGCCGGCTACAGGCAGGGGAGGATGGACCCGTGGCCGATCCTGACGGCGCGATCCCGTGGGTCGTGCGGACGAATATCCAAATCGACGAAGAGAGTCTGAACCGATGACGAGTTCCGTTCCCCCGATCACCGATGAACAGATCGACGACTTCTACCGGAACCACACCTTCCCGACGACCGGCGACGCAACCGCGCTGTTCCAAGCGATGCTGCAAGCGACGTGGGTCGGGCTGGTCGGCGATCCCGACACCCCGCCGATGGTCGGCGCGACGCTCGAAATGGTCGACGGGAAGGCCGTCATTACGACGACCGTCCTGATCGGGCCGCGCGGCTTCCCCGGCAAGAACGCGCCGATGATTGACCTTCATTGGCCGGTCCCGCTCAACGAAGACGGCGAGATTGACCTTCCGACCGATTGGGGCCCGGAAGAGAAGAACCACGGCTTCCTGTTCGACGGGCTCGCCTACGTGTGGGACGGCGTGGCCGACTTCCACGCGGCGCTACCGGGCCCGCCGGGTAAGACCGGCGCGACGCCGAACATCACGCTGGACTTCCGCACTATCCCGATGGCCGAGCGGACGCCGGAAGTGCTCGCGCGCGGCGACTACGTGGAACCGGGCGGCACGCCAGAGAACCCGTTCTTCCGTATCCACGCGCTCACTCCGCAGGGGCCGCAGGGTGAGATGGGCCCGGTCGAGCAACTGACGAACTACCACCCGCGGACCAGCACCGGCGGCAAGTCGGCCGGCAAGGCGCTGGTCGTCGGCACCGATGGGCTGTGGGGCCCGTCCGATCTGGCGTCGAAGCTGATCGTCTTCGGCACGATCCCCGAAGCGGCGTTTACCAACTTCAACGGGGCGGAGCAGCGCGCGCCGATCCTGTCGTATCAGCTGCCCGTGCTCGACTACGACACCGTGCTTCGCGTCTCGGGACACTTCAAGGCGTTTGGCATCGAGTTCGATTCCGACCCGCTGAATATCGGCGTCGAATGCCGGCTCGGCGATCCGCTCACCGGCCAGCTGATCGGCCGCGGCAAGGGAACCCCGCTCGGCTGGACCTACGTCGACCCGCACTTCTCCGAGCCCGGATCGCCGACGGTGGCCGCGGCGCCCGACAACGGCGTCGGGCTGGTGCCCGCCGGCACGGCCGCGCGGATTCACGTCGCGTTGGTGAACGACGGGCTGTTCGGCGCGTACATCTTCAACCGCACCGACGCGCAGCTGGACTACCTGATGGTGCCGCAGTGACCGGGCCGGCGCCGCTGGCGGCGGACCCGTCGAAGGTCTACGAGAAGCGCTACAAGACCGTGGTCCCGATCCCGCTGCCGGACGACACCGCGCGGCCGGACACGCTCGACGAAGCGACGCACCCGGACTTCGCGATCGCGCGCTGGCTCGGACGCGAGTCGTTCGAGAACACCGCGGCCGGCGACCGGCTCGCGATCGTCGACTATTCCGAGCGGCTGATCCCGCTCGACGAACTCGATCCGCGGCTCGTCGAGCGGCTGGGCCCGCTCGATCGCTTCGTGTGGTTCGAGTTCTCGGGCGTGGGCCGGCTCGACGTGGACGCGTTCAACTGGTTTGCGGCCGAGTTCACCTACAACTGCGAAGCGTGGCTCGCGGCCGAGCGTGAGCACCAGGACGCCGGCGACGTCGAGCACCAGGACGACGGCGGCAGCTGATGGGCGGCAAGGTCTACGACCGTCGGCCGCTGGTCGTCGACCGCGATCCGACGCGCCAGCTGGCCGTCGAAGCCGGCAAGTTCCCGAAGCCGGACCCGATCGACCTGGTGACGGCGTTCGCGAACGCGCTCAACGAGTACGGGTTGCAGGCATTCGAGGACGTGACCGGGCTCGACCTGACCGGACTCAAGGCCGCGCTCGATCGACTCAAGTCGCTGCTCGGCGGGATCGACCTGTTCGACGGCGACGCGTTCGACCGGGCCGAAGCGATCGCTCAGTTCATCGCGTCGATTCCCGCCGGCCTGATCGGCACCGATTGGGGCGCGCTGCTCGGGAAGCTCACCGGCGGCGGCGGCGCACTGCCCGAACCGGCCGAAGCGCTCGACCAGCTGGCGAAGTTCTTCCGAATCAACCTCGGGGCGCCGATCACACCGGGCCGGCTCCCGCTGCTGCCGCTGTCGCATATCTCCGCAGTGAATCCGAACCTGCTCACCGACGGCGGCTTCGACGACGAAGCGACGCTCGCACCGTTCGACGATTGGGACTGGGACGACACCGACGGCCGCACGAAGCCGGGATGCGCGTACACCGTCGCCGACGGGACGACGCACACGATCTACTCGAACGCGATCGAGGTCGGCGAGACGGACACGCTCGACGTCGAAGCGTGGGTCGACTGGATCGGGCTCGCGACGAACGGCGCTGCACCGCTCACCGTGGCGATCAGCGCGTACCGGGCCGATCGGACGCTGATCGGCGGGATGCCGGCGCGCGTCGCGCAAGCCGGCGGCGCCGGCGACTCGGCGACGTGGCAACGGCTGCACTTCGAGGAATGGCCGGTACCCGAAGACGCCGAGTACGTCGTGCTCGAACTCACCGTGGCCGCGTGGGCGACGGCCGGCATCGTCCGTTTCGACGACGCGCTGGTCCGCAAGACGGGCACGATGCCGCAGTCCTTCGTGAGCGGGCTCGCCGGCGCGCTACAGAACGCGGCCGATCGCGTCCAGGGCGTGATTAACCAGGTCTGGACCGGCATCACGCGCCAAGTGCTCGACGGGCCGAAGAACCTCACGGACCTGTTCGAGGTACTGGGCGCGATCCCGGCCGGCAACGTGGGCGGCGTCGGCGGGCTCGGCACGATGGCCGCGACGATCGCCGAGACGTGGACGCAGCTATGGGGCGGCTTCGCGCGGAATATCGAACTCGGCGGGAAGTCGATCGCCGACGCTGCGAATGCCGCGGCCGACGTCGCCGAGACGGCGGACCAGGCCGTCCAGGTCGGCGAGTGGAATAACGCGATCCTCGGCATCCGCAATAACAAGGGCTACGCGTCGGGCATGGACGCGACCGGCGTCGCGAGCTTCGGGACCGTCTTCCCGGCGTCGAGCACGCCGGCCGGCGATCCCCCGTTTATGACGATCACCGCGGCGGCTGTCCCGGTCGCGTTCTGGCTCGCCGAGACGGACGACACGCGCGGCGCCGTCGGCTTCTACTGCCGCGGGAACGCGAACATCACGGCGTTCTACATCGACGTTTACCGCGTCGTCGGGAACACACTCACCTATCTGCACACGTCGCCGGACCTGTTCCCGTTCCTGTCGCCGGCCGCGTCGGGCTGGCTGCCGGTCACGTACAACATGCTCACGGCGAACCGGCCGACCGTCGCGCACGGCGACCAGCTGGCGTTCGGGCTCCGCTTGCAGGGCACGGGCTCGATCGACGTCGCGTGTGCTTACGGGTGGATGGGCCCGGACAACACGAAGCCGGTCCGCCGGCCGGCCGCGCAGCGCGACGCGAACACGTTCGGCACGATCGCGCTCGGCTCGCTCACCTGGTCCGGGCATATCCCGCTGCTGTCCGTCTCGATCGTCGAAGGCGACGTGGCGCCACCGTTCTACGCACCGCGGACGACCGAGTTCCTGCCGGGGCTCGGGCAGGTCTACGACATTCCGACGTGGGCGAAGTATCTCGACGTCGTGACGCTCGGCGGCGCCGGCGGCGGCAAGGGCGGCAACGGTGGCGACACCCGACCCGGCTACGGCGGCGGCGCCGGACTCTGGGCGACTGAGACTCTGGTCCGCGGCGTCGACTTCCCGGCGAACGCGACGCAAATCGTGCTCGACGTCGGCACCGGCGGCGCCGGCGGCGGCAAGGAACAGAACGGACAGAACGGCACGGCGTCCGGCCGGCGCGCGATCAGCGGCGGCAAGGCGGCGCTCGTCGCAGCGGCCGGCGCCGGCGCGACGCAGTACGGCTCGGGCACCGATCCGAACTCGACCGGCCGCGCACCGGGCAATATCAGCTTCGCCGGCAAGCCGTACGTCGGCGGGCAGGGCGGCGCCGGCGGACGTCCCGGCGGCAATGGTGGCGATCCGGGCGCCGGCGGCGGCGGCGGATACGGCGGCATCTACACCGTGGGCTATGCCGGCGGCGACGGTGGCCGCGGCGCCGGCTGGGTCACCGCGCGGTCGACCTGATGGCCGGCTGGTTCGACGACGTTCCGGCGCCGGCGCTGGTGCGCGCTCCGGGCTGGTTCGACACCACGACCGAGCCGGCGGAAGTGTCGACCGAAGTCGGCTGGTGGGCTCTGCTCACGCTCGACACGCGCAGCTTCGCCGATCCCGTCCAGGCGATCACGCTGCTCGCGATCAAGCGGATCGCGCTCGCGCAGCTGGCCGCGGCGTCGCAGTCACTCGCGCTTCGGAAGATCGCGACGGCCGTCTTCACGAACACCGCGACGTCGAAGCAGATTCTCGAGTTACGGAAGATCGCGAAGCTGGCGATCGCGAACACCGCGCCGGCCGTCCAGGCGCTCGCGCTCACGAAGGTGATCGGGCTCGCGCTGTCGCCGGCGAACGGGATCGGCGTCCAGGTGCTCGGCGCCGTCAACGTGAAGCCGGCGCAGCTGGCGGCGATCGGCGCCGGCGTGCAGTCGCTCTCGGCGACGAAGATCGCGGCCTGGTCCGGGACGTCGAGCGCGCCGTCCGTCGGCTCGATCGGCTTGCAGGGCGTCGCCATGATCGCGCTCGGCTCGCAGGGGATCGGCTCGCAGGGCTTCGCGTACAACGTGGTCTCGAACTTCGTGCCGATCACCGAGACGAACATCGCCGGCACGTTCAACACGAAGGCAGGCACGCACGGCGTCTGGGTGACGTTGCAGGGCGCCGGCGGCTCGGGTGGCGGCGCCGGCATCCGCGGCGGCGACGGCACCGGCAACGGCGGCGGCGGCGGCGGCGGCGGCGGACGGCTCCGCGTCTATGTGCCCGTGCAGCTGCTCGGGCCGACGTACACGATCACGCGGCCGGCGGCGACCGCCGGCGGGCGGACGCAGGGCAACGTGGGCGGCACCGGCGTTGCGGCTGTCTTCACGTCCGGCGCGCTCACGATCACCGCGGCCGGCGGGATCGGCGGCGGCACCCGCACCACGCCGACGGGCGGCGCCGGCGGCGTCTGCTCGGCGTCGAGCACGACCGGGCTCACGATCGAGTACGCCAACGACGGCGCACCGGGCGGCAACGGCTCGACGTCGCAGGCGAACGGGCAGGCCGGCACGTCCGGCGACTGGACGCGAGCACCAGGCGGCGGCGGCGGCGGCTCGAACAAGTCGAGCGCATATCCGGGCGGACCGGGCGGATCGTCCGGCGTCTCGGGCGGCTCGGCGAACTCTGGCGCCGGCGGCAACGGCGGCGACAACCCCGGCGGCGGCGGCGGCGGCGGATCGGGCGGATCAGGCTTCGGCGCGAACGGCGCGAACGGCGGCGCCGGCGGCGCGTCCGGCGCCGGTGGTGGCGGCGGCGGCGGCAAAGAGGGAAGCTCGGGCTCTGGCGGGCAGGGCGCCGCGGCCGGACTCGGGCACAACAAACTCGAATGGAACTGACGAAAGTAGGCTGATCACATGGCTGTCGGACCCACCGCGTACACCGTGAACAAGATTCTCGATCACATCTTCCGAAACGTGATCTGGACACCGCCGACGGTCGTCTACTTCAAGGGCCATATCGGCGATCCCGGCGCGGCCGGCGCGAACAACGCGGCGGCGCAGACAACCCGGATCGCGGTCGGCTTCGCAGCTGCCGCGGCCGGCCTGATCAACCTCAGCGGCACGCCGGAACTCACGCTGAACGCGACCGAGAACATTTCTCACGGCTCGATCTGGGACGCTGCCGGACCGGCCGACGGAAACTGCCTGTGGACCGCGGCGGCGTCCGTCGTGAAGGGTGGCGTCTCGGGCGACATAATTCGGCTCACGTCGATGCAGTTCGGATTTACCGGGCTGGCGGCATAACCCACCAGGAAGGCAACACCATGACCAGCACCGAGCAGGACTTCGACCAGTACGCCGTCGGCTGGGAAGCGATCGTGTCGAACGAAGCGGACCCGGCCGACGCTGCCAGCTGGGCGCCCGTCTTCTCCGGGCAACCGGACCGGGCCGCGGCCGAAGAGATGACTCGCACGCTGCGCGAGATTCACCGGCACAACCCGGCCGTTCGGAACGTGAAGATGTTCGGCCGGCCGGCGCTGCCGGACTGGACGGCGATCGACGTTCCCGATCAGCGGCCGGCCGAGCCGGCGCCGTCGACCGACCTCGGGCCCGCGATCGGCGAAACCGTGGCCGAGCACCCGACCCCGATCGACGATCCGGCCGCGGCTGTCCCGGCGCCCGTCGTCATCGAGGACCAGGCCGTCGTCGCCGACGAGGCCGCGACGCCGGAATGATCCGCCGGCTGCTCGACACGCTCGACCGCTTCGGCATGGCCGACCCGGACGCGAGCGAGGGCTTCCCCGAAGATCGCTGCCCGGTCTGCTCGAAGCCGATCGTCGACCACCCGGCGGCGTCGGCCGTCGCGCTCGCGTTCGGGACCAGCCGGCACGCGTACCCGGCCAAGTGGCCGCACCGTCGAGCCGCGGCGTTCGCGCTGCTGTTCTGGCCGTAGGAGAACACCGTGGCGACTCGCTTCATGCCGATGAAGGCCGGCACCTACTCGATCGCGTCCGGCTTCGGTCCGCGATGGGGCACGCAGCACCGCGGGCTCGACTTCGCCGCGGCCGACGGCACCCCGATCTACGCGGCGCAGGCCGGCACCGTCGCGCATATCGGCTCGGCGCAGGGCTTCGGGCAGTGGATCGTGGTCGACCACCCGGCCGAAGACGGCGCCGGCACGACCGTTTACGGGCACATGTGGAACGCGTTCGCGACCGGGCTCAAGCTCGGCTCGCACGTGAAGGCCGGCCAGCTGATCGGCTTCGTCGGATCGAACGGGCAGTCGACGGGCCCGCACCTTCACTTCGAGGTTCACCCGACGGTCTGGGCCGCGGGCTCGCAGATCGACCCGGCGCCGTGGCTGCGCGGCGCGCTCGACCCCGGCGGCGATCCACCGCCGGCCATCGTCAAGCCGGCGCTTCCGCCGGCACCCGCTCCACCACCAGGAGGTAACACCGTGGGCGATCCCGTCTGGCTCCCCGAAGCGCTTCGGCCGGCCGTCTCGAATCTCGTCGAGTATCCCGGCTGGCGAAACCGCGGACACGGCGACTTCAAGGACATACGCGGCGTGATGGTCCACCACACCGGCGGGCCGGCGTCCGCGCGCTCGATCGCCGACGGCCGGCCTGATCTGGCGGGCCCGCTGTCACAGCTGCACATCGCGCGCGACGGCACCGTGACGATCATCGCGGCCGGCGTCGCGTGGCACGCCGGCTCGGGCTCGTACCCGTGGCTGCCGGCGAACATGGGCAATTGGCACCTGATCGGCATCGAATGCGAATGGCCGTACCGCGGCGGGATCGGCGAGCGCAACGCGCACGAAGAACCGTGGCGGCGCGAACAGATTCTCGCGATCCGCAACACGTGCGCGGCGCTGCTGCAATGGCTCCGCTTCGGCGTCGATCGGCTGATCGGGCACAAGGACTACGCCGGCCGCGCGCAAGGCAAGTGGGACCCCGGCAATATGTCGATGCCGTGGCTCCGCGGCGAAGTCGAGAAGGATATGAGCGGCTTCGCGTTCCCCGGCGAGGACGGGCCGCGGCCGATCATCGTCGACTCTGGTCTTCCGCCGGTCCCGCTCCCGCCGGCACCGGCGCCGGCCGTCGCCGGCGTGCTGCTGCACCGCGGCATGAACGGGCCCGCTGTCCGCCGGCTGCAAGAGGTGCTGCGACGCTGGTACTCGAAGCTCGCCGTCGATGGCGACTTCGGGCCGGCCACCGAAGCGGCTGTTCGCGACTTCCAACGGCTGCGACCTCCGCTCGACGCCGACGGCGTGGTCGGGCCGGCAACCGCTCAACGATTGGGGCTCTGATGGCATACGAAGCACCGCGCAAGGTCGGCGACACGCACAAGCTGATCCCGGCCGCGAAGGCGAAGCTCGCCGGCAACTCGTACGGGAAGGCGATCGGCGCCGACCGCTCGCCGACCTACACCGCGGCGTTCGGCGCCGCGCTGGTCCAGTACGGGAAGAACGTCCACGATGCCGTCGCGAAGGGCAAGCGGCGGACGCCGGACGTGAACACCGCCGGCGTCTTCGACTGGGCGATTCAGGATCAGATGGAACTCGAAACGAAGCCGGCCGCACCCGAAGCGCAACCGCTGCCGAAGGGCCGCGCGATCGGCTACGTGTGGCGCGGCACCGGCGGGATCGTCGGGCAAGACCTGGTGTACCAAGTGCTGCAACAGTGCTCGGACCTGGTGGAACTGGTCGATCCCCCGTGGGCCGCGACGATGGGCGGAATCCCCGTGGGCACGGCCGGCGGCGTCGGCGATCCGTCGATGTGGTCCGCGGTACAGGAGACCGTCGCGTGGACTCAGGCCGACTTCATCCGCCGGCGCGCGGCCGACCCGAAGGTCCGCGTCGTGCTCGGCGGATACTCTGCCGGCGCGATCGCGTGCGCGATCTTCAAGGCATGGCTTCTCGAGAATTACCCGGAGAACTACGTCTGTTCGTACAGCTTCGGCGATCCGACCCGGCCGTTCGGCGGCGGATTCTTCGGGATGCCGGCGCCGTGGGGCCGCGGTATCTCGACGCTCAGCTATGGCGATCCGAAGGACTACCGGCACTGCTGGCTCACGCACGAAGACGACATGTACGCGCAGATTCCGGGCGGCGTGGTCGGCGACATTATGGACGACGTGTACGAGGAAGTGACCCGCTTCGCGTTCCGCGACATCATGCAGGTTGCAATGCGGATGATGACGGCGCTCCCGAAGATCGCCGAGAAGGCCGGTATCTCGCTGCCGGCCGTCTTCGCGTCGCTCGCAGCTGGGCCGGCCGGACTGATCACGTTCGCGCTGCCGATGCTGCTGTCGTCGCTCGGCGGGCTCATTCCGGGCTCGACGCCGGACGACCAGCTGACCGGCACGCCCGCCGCGGCGAAGGCCGCGACGATCGGGCTCAAGTTCCTGTTCGCCGGCACCCGGCCGCACACCGTCTACCACCTGGACCCCGCGTGGCCCGGTGGCCCGACGTTCGTACAGCTGGCCGTGATGCACGTCCGCGACTGGGCTTCGCGTCCAGCGTGACGTCGACCGGCCTACGCTGGCCGGCGGAAGCTCTCAACCGAAGGGAAGCACCATGCTCTCGAAGTACACCCCGTCGCAGAAGGCGAAGGCGACTGCCGCTCTGCTGTCGTCCCTGGTCCTGTTCCTGACGTCGTTCGCCGGCTACGTCGCCGACGTGCTGCCGACCGGCAACGGGTACGCCGTGGCGATCGGCGGCGGTATCGCCGTCGTCTGCGCGGCGCTGGTCCGCACCGCGACTTTCCTCACGAAGTCGGCGCCGACGTTCGACCAGGTGGCCGGCGACGTCGACAATGTGATCGAGATTGTCCAGAAGGTCGCACCCGAAGCGATCGACGCGAACTACGTCGGCCGGCACCGGCGCGACACCGAGTAGCGGCGTGGCACCGTGGCAGGCCGGCCGGCGTCATCGCTCCTGGTACAGCGACACGAACCTGTCGCTGATCTTCGCGTTCGCGATCGTGGCCGGCTATGTGGTCTGGGAACTGTTCGGCGAAGCTCCGCAAGGAATGGTGACGTTGGTCGGTCTGGCCGGCGGCGCGCTGCTCGGCGGGCTCACCGGCGACAAGCGCAAGCGGGAAGCGGATCGGGACGCTGACGTGAAGGACGCGAACGACACCGCGCACCGGGCCGAAGTGAAGGCGGACCGGGCCGCGGCCGTCGCCGAGTCCGAGCACCCGGCGACGGCGAAGCGCGCCGGCCTACCGGCCGACGACGTGGACGGGGGCTCGGCATGAGCATCTTCACGAACTTTTGGTCGTGGTCCTTCCTGGCCGGCCTGGTGGCCGGCTTCGTGCTGAACCGCTCGATCGCGCTCGCGCACACGTGCTGGCTCGATCGGCACCGACCGCTTCCCGATGGCCGGAAGCGCTCGAAGTGGAAGGCGCTCAGCTTCGATCGGCGCTGGCTGGTCGCGCTCCTGGCCGTCGCGTTCCTCGGCTGGTCCGTGATCACGACGTCCGCGAACGCCGAAGAGAACGCTCGACTGTCGGCCGAAGCGGCGGCGTTCGCCGAGCGCGTGCAGCGCTGCCAAGCCGAACTGATCGTCGCGATCAGCGGAAGCCGGCGCGTCACGGCCGACAATGATCGGCTGTCGGTCGAGGAACGCCGGCTGTTGGCCGACGGGCAGCGCGTCGTGATGGAGTTCGCCGGCCAGCTGCTCGACCCGGCGACACCGGAGGAACAACGCGAGCGCGTCCGTCGGCTGTTCGAGCGGCTGTCGGGCAATCAGGCGCTGATCGACGCGAAGGAAGCCGAGCAGGCGCAGAACGAGCGCGAGCGGCCGGCGCTGCCGGAACCGTTCTGCGGAAGCTGACGGCGAGCACCAGGGCGATAACCGCGCCGGTCGCGACCTAGACAGGTTGCGGCCGGCGCGTCGCTGTTGCGCGACCTCCCCAATGTGGCGCATGATGGCCGGCATGAGTACACCCACCGCCCCGCCACCCACCGAAGCCACGATCGCCGAAGCTGCCGAGAAGTACGGCGTCGTCCGGCGATCACTACAGCGCGCCGTCGAGCGCGGGAAGATACCGGCGCGCAAGATCGGGAATCTGTACCTGGTCGACTGCGAAGCGGTCCGGCTGTTCGCCGCGATCGCCGACGCGAAGCGCGCGCTCGCCGAGTACACCGGGCAGGCTGCCGACGATGACGAGTAGCGTCCGCGTGCTCGCCGGCGACGCACTGATCGCGCTCGGCGAGAAGGTCCGCGGCCGTCGCGTCCGCTTCGCCGGCATCGAGCCGGCCGACTACGACGTGGACTACCAGCGGCACACCGACCGCGCCGGCTGGACCGCGCCGGCGCCGTTGCAGCGCTACACCACCGCGGCGTCGATCCAGCCGGACGTCGTGAAGTCGGCGCTCGCCGATCTGCCCGACTCGAAGCTGATCAGGAACGCGGCCGTCGTGATCGCCGGCTGGAAACCGATCCTGCTGTCTGCGGCTGCCGCGGCGCTCACCGATCTGGACCTGTTCATCGCCGAGCTTCGCAACCGCGCCGACCAGTTCGAGGCGATCGAGCGCGACGCCGACTCGCCGTTCCCGCTGATCCCGGACGATCTGGCGAAGCACGTCTTCCCGATCAACCATCCCGACCGGAACTTCGTCGAAGGTCCGTCACCGCTCAACCCGCCCGGTAAGTAACCAACACGGCCGGCGCCCCATCCCCGAGGCACCGGCCGGCAACACACGAAGGAAGAGTTCGCATGTCAGACAACAACCTACGCCCGATCTGGACGCCGGCCGACTACGAAGAGACGCTGGCCGAAGCGGCGAAGCACCGCGCGATCCCCGGCGCGTACGAGGCGCAAGCCGCGCTCTACGCCGAAGCCGAGCGCGTCGGCCGGCACCGGAAGCCGCACGTGATCACGGCCGACGTCGAGTTCGGCACGAAGGCGCACGAAATGCTGCTGGGCATCCCGCGCTCGAAGCAAGAGGCCGAAGGCGCCGCGCTGATCCCGGTCCCGGTCGACGAGGGCCGGCCGCTGCCGTACCGACGCAACCCGGACGCCGAGTGCCCGTCGTGCTGGGCGCCGGCCGGCGACCTCTGCGATCCGTTCTGCCTGTCGCGCATGACGCCGGACGAGCAGATCGCGCACCGTAACGCCGTGATCGAGACGACGATCGCCGAACTCGACGCCGGCGACATGCACCCGGACGTTCCCCCGTGGGCGGACGGCCGGCACATGTTGGAGAAGGTCGCCGAGTACAGCGCGATCGACTGCACGATCGCCGGCCGGCACCGCGTCCGGGCCGATCCGTTCCGGCGCGTCCGCCGGCTGCGCGCCGTGATCGCCGTCGCCGTCCTGGTCCTGGTCCTCGCGCTCGCCGCGCTCTGGGCATCGAGCGACGCGAAGGCCGAGACGTTCGACGTCTGCCCGTCCGGGCTGTCCGGCGTCGCGACACCCGATACCAGCTGCGCGTTCGCCGATAGCGTCCGCGCGGCGTTCTACTGGCAACCGTCGTGGACCGTGATCGCGACGTCGCCGGTCACCGGGAAGTTCTACACGATGCAGTGCGGCCGGACCGACACGACCGGGACCGGCTGGTACGACTCGAAGCGTTGCTTCGGCGTGAACGACGCCGGCGCCGTCCTGGTGGTGTACGTCGCATGAGCCACCCCGACACCCCGAGCGGCGACGATCGCGAACTTCGGCTGGTCGACGTGGACGCCGAATGCGTCTTCGCGATCCTGGGCTTCCCGTCCGGCGCGTGCGACGTCAAAAGCAAGCTGTCGTCGGCGGACCTCGCGGCAACGCTGCGGATGCTGGCCGACTCTTTGGACCGGAAAGCGAGTACCAACTGATGACCGTCTGGCTGATCATCGCGACGCTGTTCGCGCTCGCGATCGCGCTGCTCGCCGACCCGCGTCGCGGCCGGCACCATGTCCACGCGCGGCTGTTCGCGCGTCCGTTCGAGCGTCGCCGGCTGACCGTCGCCGAACTCGAAGCACGGCTCGACGCCGAAGCGCGCCGGCCGCGGCTGTACCCGCGGAAGGTCGGCACCGGGTATATCTCGCTCGACGTCAAGACCGACGGCTTCGACGAGGCTCTGGCCCGCGCTCTGGACGAAATGGCGATCGCATGACGACTCACGACGTGAAGGTGGGCCCGGTCGAGTACGAGCGGATCAGGGTCAACGAGAAGCACACCGTCCTGCTCTACCGCGGCGATCGCGACTACCAGGCCGGCGACACGCTGCGGCTCTGGCGCAACGACACCGAGCCCGACGAGTACCGCTACAGCACCGAGCGAACGATCCTGCACGTGCTCGCCAAGCACGACGCGCTCGACTCGCGCTACGTCGCACTGTCGCTCGCCGACCCGCGCGTGAAGCGGCTCACTGAGCGCATGGCTGAGGCCGATCGCGAACTGGTCCGGCTGTCCCGCTCGAACACCGCGCTTCGGGCCCGCGCTTGCCGGCTGGCCGGCCGATGAGCCGGCACCCGTCGCAAGGCGGACCGTATGGCCGCTATCCCGGCACCAAGCGGCCGAGCGGGAAGCGGCTCGCCGACCCGCGCGATCCGGCCACCCGCGACGCGCTCACCCGGAAGTGCCCGGACTGCGACGCCGAGCCCGAAGACTGGTGCGTCGGGATCGCCGAGAACTCGCGCACGAAGGGCCGGCGCATCACGCGGCTGCACTTCGCCCGCGCGAAGTTCGTCGAGACGGACGCACCCGTGAAGGCCGGCGCCCGATGATGGCCGTCGGATGCGGGCTGGTCGGCGGCGTCGTGGTCGCCGTCCTGGTCCTGGCGCTCGGCGCCACCGTGGCCGCATACGTCGCGATCGCCGTCGCCGTGCTGGCGATCGTGGTCGGCGGCGTCGACTACGTTCGCCGGCATGGCTGACGGGCGCGCGTGGCCCGGATTCCAGCTGCGGTTCTGCCCGATCTGCGGCGCCGAGACGGGCACGCACCGCGAGCCGGACGCGAAACACGGCGAAGTCGTGGCGTACCACGATCACGTCGAGCCGGCGACCGGCGTCCGTTGCCGGATGGCCGGCGAGCGGGCGGCGATCCGGGCCGTGGCGTTCACCGCGACGGACACCGGCACCGGGCCGCGGCGCACCGCGGCTGCACTGCTCGAACGGCCGCGCGGGTCGCGCGCTGCCGACGAACTACTGGCACGACTCGAAGGGAACCCGACCAGGTGAATATCGGACTGAACGACGAAGCGAAGCACCGGCTCGACGATCTGATCCGGGCGATCGACGCGAACACGGCGGCGATCGAGCGTCGGAACGAACTCGACGACCAGGCGCAGAACGGGCCGCGCGGATAGTCCGCCGGCTTCACCCCACCAGAAGAGAGAACGCACCATGTCCCACCAGACACCCAAGGTCACGACCAGCTTCGCGAAGCTGTCGCCGGCCGACGCTCGCGAAATGCTCGAACGGAACACCCACAACCGCCCCGTGAACGAGGGCGACGTGATCAAGTGGGCCGCGGAAATGGAAGCCGGCCTGTGGACGCTCAACGGCGAGCCGATCATCGTCGGCGAGTCCGGCCGGCTGCTCGACGGGCAACACCGGCTGCTCGCGCTCGCGATGCAACCCGAAGGCACGCTGATCGAGTTCCTGGTGATTGTCGGTATCCCCGACGAAGCTCAGAAGACGATGGATCAGGGCCGAGCCCGATCGCTGTCCGACGTCCTCACGCTCGACGGGCTCGACGTGAGCCGGTCGCACGCCGGCGCGATCCGCGCTTACCTCACGTGGACGGAAGACCTGATGTTCATCGACCGCAAGGCCGCGGCGGCGAAGCTCACGAACCCGTACATCACGCGATGGGCGCAGGCCAACCCCGAGCCCGTCGAACTGATGCGGCAGGGCATGACGTACCGGCGCATCCGGGCCCGGACGGCGCTCACCGCGGCGATCTTCGCGCGGCTCGCCGAAGTCCACGGCGTCGACACCGCCGACGAGTTCTTCCAGCGCGTGAGCGACGGTCTCAACCAGTCCGCCGGCTCGCCCGTGATGGCGCTTCGGCGCCGGCTCGACAACATCGCCGGCGACAATAAGAACGGCGTGAAGGCGCGGATCGCCGACCGCGACGTAATCGGCATGTTCGTGACGGCGTTCAACGCGTGGATTCAGGGCCGCACGTTGGAGAAGATTCAGCGGCCGACGCGCGCCGGCTACACCGCGCACACCTTCCCGTCGATCGCCGAGCCGGCATGACCACCGGCCAAGCTCCCGACCGCTGCCAGAACTGCGGGTACGCGTCGAAGTACACCAAGCAGGAGAAGGGCGAGAAGCCGGCCTGGTGCGTGAATCACGCCGTCTGGCTCTGCAAGGGCTGCCGCGACGGCATCATGGGCTGCACCGAGCACAAGCACCGGATCGAGGCGATCGCACCGCGTATCGACGTGACGACGGTCCCGGTCAACGACGGCCGGTACGCCACGATCCCCGACGACGTGTATCACGCCGACCTCACTTCGCTGTCGTCGAGCGGCGCCCGGAAGCTGTTGTCGAGCACGCCGGAAGAGTTCGACTTCGACCGCCGGACGCCGAGCGATCCGAACAAGAACTACGACTTCGGACACGCGGCTCACAAGATGGTTCTCGGCGTCGGCTCGAAGCTGCACATGCTCGATCCGAACGTGTGCGGGCACACGAAGGACGGGAAGGTCGCGTCGAACCCGGCGTCGACTTCCGAGTGGAAAGCGGCGGCGGCGGCTGCCCGGAAGCGCGGCCAGCTGCCGATCGCGAAGTGGGACATGCAGAAGGCGCAGACGATGGCCGGCCGCGTGTTCCAGCACCCGATCGCGAGCCGGCTGCTGTCCGGCGGCGAAGCCGAGCACTCGATCTACTGGCACGACGACGCGACCGGCGTCCGCCGGCGGATCAGGCCGGACTACCTGCCGAGCGGCTTCGTCCGGCCGCTATGCGTCGACTACAAGACCGCGACGTCGGCGAACCCCGAGCAATTCCAGCGCGCCGTCGTCGACTACGGCTATCACTGCCAACAGGCGTACTACGAAGACGGGCTCGCCGAACTCGGCATGGTCGACGTCGGCTTCCTGTTCGTCGTGCAGTCGAAGACCGCGCCGTACACCGTGAGCGTCTGCCAGATCGACCCGGACGTCGTGGAGCTTGGCCGGCGACAGAACCGGATCGCGCTCGAAATCTTCGCTCGATGCACCGAGTCCGGCGTCTGGCCCGGATACGAGGGAATCCAGACGGTCGGGATGGCCGGCTGGGCGAAGAAGCAAGCCGAAGAAATGATCGAAGCGTTCTACCAGTCGCAGCAACCGTTGTGACACCCCACCAGGAAGGAAACCCCACCATGACCAGCAACGAACTCGCCGAAGCCGTCGCCGATCCCCGCGACGCCGGCACGCTCGAAGTGTTCCCGCCGGCGAACGCGGCGCCGTCCACGATGGCCGTCGCGATGCTGCATGAGCACGCTCGGCTCTATAACACCGCGTGGAAGCTCGCCGGCCAGCTGGTGCAGACGACGATGGTCCCGAAGCGGTTCTTCCGCAAGCAGGGCGACGCGACCGCGGCGATCCTCTACGGCGCCGAACTCGGACTGAACCCGATCCAGTCGCTACAGCGCGTCGTGCCGATCCACGGAATGCCGTCGCTCGAAGCGCGGACGATGGTCGGCTTGCTCAAGGCCCGCCGGTACAAGGTCCGCACCACCGCGCAGTCCGACGAGTCGGTCACCGTCGAAGGCGAAGCACCGGACGGCGAGAAGTACGCGAGCACCTGGACGATCGGCCGCGCGAAGCTCGCCGGCTACGTCCCGACGCCGGTCGTCGAGAACCCGAGCCCGGACGTGAAAGAACACTGGGTCACGACGTCGAAGACGTGGGACGGGAAGACGACCGTCTCGATCGTCGGGAACATGAAGTACATCACCGACCCTCAAACGATGCTCAAGGCGAAGGCGCAGGCCGAGGTATGCCGCGAGCTGGCGCCCGACGTGCTCATGGGTATCAGCTACACGTCCGAGGAATTGGAATCCGAGGACCAGCGGCAGTTCGACGAGCGCGACGACAACCGCGGCGAATCGGCCGGCGCGACGCGTCCGGTATCCGAAGACGAGATTCTGGCCGAGGAAGTGTCGCTCGACGACGGGCCGATCCCGACCCCGGACGAGCCGACGTCGGCCGAAGACCCGGAGAACACGACCGGGAACCCGCGGCCGGCAGCGGACCAGCCGGCACCCGAGACGCCGGCCGGCGACGTGAGCGAGGACCAGGGCGACGGCGCCCCGGAACCGGAGCCGTCGCCGGCCGAGCAGACCGAGCCCGAGCCCGTCGACCTGGCGGCTGAGGGCAAGGCCGCGGCCGAGCGCGCAGCTGCGGCGATCGCCGAGGAAGCGGCCGTGAAGCAGGCCGCGACCGATCGCGAGGCGAAGGCGACGTCGGCGAAGGTCAGCAAGGCGCGCTCGACGGCGCCGGCCGCGGACCCCGAGCGGCCGAAGTCGCGTATGCGGAAGGCGCTCGAAAAGCGTCTCTTCCCGCTGCTCGGCGAAGCCGGCCTGGCCGACGAGAAGAACCGGGACGGCCGGATCGCGCTGTACCGGGCCGTGCTCGACGACGACTCGATCGAGTCGACGGACGATCTGGACGATCCCGCTATCGGGAAGGTGGCCGACGTGCTCTACGCCTGGTCGCAGCAAAACGTGCTCGACGAAGAGGTGGCGGCGATCCTGACCGACGCTGCTCGCGCCGAGTCCGACGCCGACGCACCCGCGCCGGCGCCCACCAGTGAAGGGACCGAGTGACCCCTGATGTTCAGCACCGACGACGAGCGGGACCGCGATACCGCGCTTCGGTTGGCGATCCAGAACGACCCCGGCGCGCAGGCGTCCGTGATCGTCGAGGACGCCGAAGCGTTTCGCGCGTTCCTGGCCGGCGAGCCCACCAAAACCGAAGGGAAGTAGCCCACATGGCACTGATCACCGACCTGCCCGAAGACTTACCGACGACCGTCACCGCGCCGCCGGAAGAGTTGGAGCAGGACCAGGCGCCGGCCGGCACCGGCGAGCGGGCAGAAATCTATCTGTCCGGCGCGCACGTCTGCACGCTCGACAACGCACCGGGCAACCGGCAGCGGATCACGCTGATGTGCGAAGTCGAAGTGACCGAAGAGGCCGTGCGCGCGAACGGCGACGACGACGTTCCGATCCGCAAGGTCCGCCGGATCGGCGACATGTACCTTCCGGGTACCAGCCGACCGCCGACGAACGAAGAGATAAAGGCGATGGCCGACGCTGCGAAGGCGAAGGCCGCGGCCGAGAAGGCGGCAGCGGAAGAGGCCGAGCGCGCCGAGAAGGAACACAACGAGCCGCCGATGTTCGACGAAGAGGGCGATCCGATCGACCCCGACGCGCCGAAGGCGGACAACCTGGTCGGGCCCGAGGACCAGGGCGACGCCGGCGATTCCGGCGTGGTCCAGTTCTCGGACCGGAAGCCGACGTGAGGCCGATCTACGTCCGGCAGCAGGAAGCCGGACCGAACGCGTCCAACGTCGGCGACTACTGGTACACGCTGTCGATGGGCAACGGCGAGAAGATTCTCACGTCGAAGATGTACCGGACCCGCGCTCGCGCGATCCGGGCCGCTCGGAAGTTCATCACTCGGCTGTCCGGGCCGGTTATCTTCACGTATCGGACCGGGACGACGCCGGTCCGGGCCGCGGAACGGCTCGCGCTCGGACACACCAGCGTCTTCGCGAAGATGCGGGTACGTGAGGAACGCTTCGGCTTCCCCGACGACGGCGACCTGATCGCCGACGTCTGACCCACCAGACCGGGCGCCGGCCGGTTGAGCAACCAGCCGGCCGGCGCCCACCCTCCCCACCAGGAAGGCCCACCATGCCCGACCAGCACCAGCACCCGGACGTTCGGAGGTACGACGCGGCCGTCGCCGAGCACGAAGCGCGCGAGTTCGCCGAGTCGATCGGCTACAGCTTCGGCGTGCTCACCGACGGGACGATCGTTCTCGAACCGCCGGCCGATCCCACATGCTGCACGCTCTGCGCGTCGAAGGCCGGCGCCGAGCACGACGGCGACAAGTGCGCCGACTGCGGCGCCCCGCTCGACGCGCTCAACCGGCACCAGGTGATTGTCGCCGGCGACGGCTCGACCCGCTTCGGGCTCCGCTTCGTCTGCCGAGACGACTACGTTCGCCGGCTCCATCTGGCACTGTGAACGCGGCCGAGGTCCAGGCCGCGGCGATCGCCGAACGCCGGCGCCACCTGACGGCGTGCCACGGCTGCGGCGTCAACCTGAAACGACCACCTATCGAGCACCGGCCGGACTGCACCGTCTCCCCGTCGCCGATGCTCTGCGCGGGCCCGGATTGCGACGCGATCCGGCTCCCGTCCGAGAAGCGTCCGGTCTGGTCCTTCGACCCGAACACCGGCGAGTATCACTGCCCAACCCACCAGAAAGGCACCACCCCATGACCGAAGCAATCGCATTCGACGACCGAGCCCGAGCGTTCGTCGAAGCGCGCGAACTGATCGCGCAAGCGCAGGCCACCCGCGAAGAGTGGGTCGGCGCCGTGCTCGACGACCGCGACACCCCGGACGAACTGCCGGCCGAATACTGGGCCGCGATCGCCGAAGCGAACGTGCTCGCGCAGCTGGCGCAGGCGGACGCGGCCGTCGGCTTTCTCGCCGGCGCTCACGCTGTCGCACGCAAGGAACGGCGCGACCTCCGTCGCGATGCTCGGCGCGCGATCCGCTCGAAGCTGGGCTCGGCGACCGCCGGCCGGCTGGACGACCACCCCGCCGCGCTTCGAGGGACGAACTTCGTCGCACCGTGGCGCGAAGGTATGGACGTCGAACTCACCGCCGGCGAGTACGCCGGCCGGCGCGGACGCGTCTACACCGTGGCGACCGACGAAGGCGTGATGGACGTCGAGCTTGCCCCACCGGGCCGGCCGGACGACCCAAGCGAACCGATCATGGTCCGCGGCGTCTCGCTCGACGACGTGAAGCTGGCCGACTGATGGCCGGCGAGAAGGAGAACGTCGCGATCTTCAACCCGCTGACGCTGCCGCTTCCCGTGTGGCACCCGGACGGGCCCGACGGCACGGTCGACGGCTACGTGATCCCGTTCGTCTTCGTCGAGCAACGGTTGACCGGGCCGGTCGAGAACCGGCGCGCTCAGTTTCGCGTCTACCCGACAGAGTTCGGATGGCGGGCCGCGCTGCGGAACTGCCCGGATCACGCCGAGACGGCCGAGCAGGCTCGCGCGTTCGCCGCCGGCTGGATACGCGCGGCCGAACTGCTCGAAGCCGAAGCTCTGCGCGCGGCGAAAGAAGAGGCGCTTCGCCGCGGGCCGGTCGACGACGACGTGGTGGACGCCGAAGTGGTCGACGACGACGACGACGAGGACCAGGACGCCGGCGTCGTGCTGCGCGGCGATCAGCGCGTCCGCGTGCTCTACGGCGAGCACGCCGGCCGCGAGGGCAGGATCACCGAGTCGACGATCACCGCCGGCGAGCCGATCACGTACCGCGTGCTGCTCAAGCCGGACGACGAGCGGAAGCGCGGCTTCGAGACGGTCCCGATCACGGACGGCGCGCTCGAAGTGCTCGATGACGAAGTGGCCGGCTGTCCCGCGTGCTCGCGCGGTACCTGCACACTGCACGGCGAGGCGTCGCAGTGATCGCCGTCGGAATCGACCCGTCGCTTGCATCGAGCGGCGTCGCCGTCCTGGTCGACGGCAAGGTGGCGCACTACTGCCGGTACGGCCGACCAGGGCACAACGGCGCGACGTACACGACGCGAAGCCGGCGCGTCCGTCGCATGATCCGCGAGGTCACCGAAGCGGCGCTCAGCTGCGGCCGGCCGGACGTCTTCGTGATCGAGGAACACCCGTACGCCGTGGGCAACCAAGGCAACGAGTTTGACCGCGCGGCGATCTGGCACGGCATCTTCGGGAACATGGATTCTCGAGAAATCCCCGGCGTCGTGGTCGGTAACACGAAGGCGAAGTCGTGGGTGACCGGGATCGGCAACCCCGGTAAGACGGGCGTGATCGAAGTGATCGACGAGTGGTACGGCGACCAGCTGACGCACCCCGACCGACCGGGCCCGCTGGCGAAGTGGCCGAAGAACCGCAACGCCGATGACGTCGCCGACGCGCTCGGCTTCGCGACGATGGCCGCGTACAAGCTCGGCGATCCGATCCCGTTCGAGCCGAAGGATCGGCACCGGACCGGGCTCGCGACGCTGCCGTGGCCGAAGATCGCGACGGTCCGATGACGTGGCTTCACGCGCCGGACTGTCCGGCCGGCCGGCGCGGCATCTGCAACTGCCGGCCGAGCGACGACGACGAGCACCAGGACGACGCGAACACGACGTCGGGCTGGTCCGCGGAATGCACCGACTGTCCGTACACGATCGAACCGATGTACGGCGCCCGCTGCTTCCCGCGCACCGAGTCCGGCGATCGCGACGACGTGGCCGATTGGGTCCGCCGGCACGTCGAGCGCTTCCCCGGTCACCGGCCGCTGATCGCGCAGTTCACGCGCTGGGTAGTCCACGTGTCGCAGGTCAACCCGACCGTCTTCGAGACGCTGTTCGGCCGGCTTCCCGACGACGGCGACCGCGATCCCGTCGCCGAGCTACTGGACGCCGTGCAACGCGTGAAGAACATCGTCTGGCAGAACTTCGGGATCGAGCCCGGTATCCCGACGCGTGCGATCGAGGCCGGCTGATGGCGGCGCTGAAAATGGTCCGGTCCGTGTGGGTCGTGACGTGCGATCTATGCGAGCGGACGACGCTCGAACTGGACGGCGATCTGGACGAGGCCGGCTTGCTCGAAGCGATGATGGCCGCGGGCTGGCGATCGCCGATCTATGGCGGCACGTTCGAGCCGAAGTGCTGGGCCGCTATGCGGAAACTGAACGACCGACCGAAGGGGAACTGATGCTGTACGACATGGAGCACCGGCACGATCCGGCGCTGTTCACCTACGGCGACTGCTGGCGGGCGTGCATCGCGACCGTCACGCAAACGCCGATCGCCGAAGTGCCTCACTTCGTCGGCGACCACTACGACGAGGACCAGGCCGGCGCGCTGCTCGATCCGCCGGCGCCGGCACGGTGGCTCGAAGCGACGCAAGAGTGGCTTCGCGAGCGCTTCGGGCACCTGGTGCTGTACTACGACCAGCCGCGAGCCATGCGGCCGGAATACCGGGCCGAGCCGTCCGCGTGGCCGTGGGTGATCTACTCCGGGCAATCTCCGCGCGGCGACTGGAAACACTCGATCGTCGGCGACCAGATCGGGAACGTGATCCACGATCCGCACCCGGACCGGACCGGCGTCGTCGGCGAACTCGACGGTGTGTTCGTCATCGTGAAGGCCGAGGACTGGCGCGAGCCGGTCCCGCACGAAGACGGCGAGTAGTGGCGATCGTTCCCGACCTCACCGGCCGCTGCGCGGAATGCGACGCGGCCGGTGGGCACCACTACTCGGATTGCTCGGTGGCGATCGCGGCCGAGCGCGAGGAACACCGGCGAAGCCGCGCTGTCTTCGAGGCCGTGACCGGCGTCGGCTGCCAGTGCGGACTCTGTACGGCCGACCTGTGAAGTGTCCGTGCTGCGGCGCCTGGTCGCTCACGCCGGACGTCGAGCGGAACGGCTTCGTCTGCCATGTCTACGGCGCTTTCGTCCCGGACGAAGCACACTGGGCGCATGGCAAAAGGACGTGGCGGACGCCGGGGCGGAACCCGGAAGTCGCTCAAGAAGCCGGCGCTGTACGACAAGCTCCGCGCGAAGGGCTACTCGAAGTCGAAGGCCGCTCGGATCAGTAACGCCGTCGCGGCCGGCACGATCGACCACCACCGCGGCCGGCGGAAGTCCGTCGGCGCTCGGCTGACGCGCCGGAAGAAACGCTGAACGCAGACGGGCCCGCTACCACCAGGTAGCGGGCCCGCTGTCGTGCTGGGACTACTCGGACGCCGGCGTCTCGACCGGCGGGATCACCGGGTCCGTGTCGCCGGACGGGCCGGACGGGAACGGCGTCGAGGGCTCGGCGGGCACCGGGGGATCGGTGGCCGGCACTTCGGGCTCGACGGGCTCCGGGCGCCCCTTCACGTCGTCGAGGTCGGATTGCAGCGCGTCGGCGTCCGCCTGACGCTGGGCGACCAGCTGCGCGGCGTCGGTGGCCGCGTCGTCCGCCTGGAACGCTTCGAGCGCTGCGAGGCTGGCGCGATCGCGCTCAGCTGCCGCTTCCGCCGCGGCGATCGCGGCGTCGCGCTGTTCCTTGAGTTCGGTCGCGTACGCCTTGTAGTCCGCGCGGACCTGATCGAATGAAGCCATGAGCCTTACCACCTTCGCGAGTTGTTTACGGATGCCGCGCAGTTCTGCGGCAATGTCTTCGGCGCCGAATGAGAACCACACAACCGGGATGGTACGCCGGCAAGGTTTCGAGCGTCTGACCAGCGCGACGACATAACGGGACACGCGCGTCACAAGTGGCACGTTCGACCACAAACGGGTACAGTGGGAATCTCCACCAGCACCGACCACCAGGGGCCGATATGACCAGCACGATCACTCTCCGCACCGAGCTTCACCCGTCCGGCTCGCTGATGCTGCACGCCGGCTCGATCGCTGGTATCCGCGTCGAAGCCCACCAGAACGAGCAGGCACACAACGCTCGCGCGAACGGTTCCTGGTTCCTCACGATCGGCGTCGTCGGGCACCCGCTCCGCTGCTACAGCCAGCACCGCACGCTCGGCGACGCACGCGCGTTCGCGAACGACGTCATCGCAGCGGCCGGCGAGAACCCGTCGCACGCGCAGCTGCTCGACGCACACGATCGCGTCGAGAACCCGCAAGCCGTCATCGACCTGGACGCCGGCCAGCCGGCCGTCGTCGAGCCGGCCACCGCGGGCCCGATCGTCGTCGTCCCGTGCGGCGCCGGCAAGCTCGACCACGCGGCGCCGGCCGGCCAGCTGTACACGTCGCAGCACTTCGCGCTCACGCTCCGGGCCGCGCAGAAGCTCGCCGAGGACCAGGGCGCCCGCGTGTTCATCCTGTCCGCGCTGCACGGGCTGCTCGATCCCGCGGCGATCGTCGAGCCGTACGACGTGAAGATGGGCGATCGCGGCTGCATCACGCCGGCCGAACTCGCCGGCCAGCTGGCGGCGATCAACGCGACCACGATCACGTCGCTGCTGCCGAAGGCATACCGGCTCGCGCTGGTCCGCGCCGGCGCCGTCGTCACCGACCTGTACGCCAACGCGCCGGGTATCGGCTACCAGCGCGGGATCGCGTCGAAGATTCTCGCCAGCCGGCAGCACGCGACCGCGGTCGATCCGGCCGGCCACGTCTACGCCGAGACGCTGTTCTGATGCGCGAGTTCCCCACGATCGGCGACGTGTTCACCGCGGCGCGCGCCGGCCACGTCGAGACGTTCGAGTGTCCGGCGTGCGGCCGGCCGGCCGTCATGGTGGCCGGCGTCCGCGATCACTTCGAGCAACTGCCCAACGGCGCGAAGACCAGCTGGCGCGACTGCAAGCCGGCCGACGTCGCAATGGCGCCGACGCTGTTCTGATGAGCACCACAACATCTAGCGCACCGAATCGCCGTATGCCCCAACGGGTAGACGGCGTTCGCGCCGTGCTGGACAGATCGCGCGCCGGCCGGTAGGACTGGCGTCTACAACTTCACACCCGTGAGCGGGAATCTCCCACCAGAACGCAAAACGGGCCCGAACCGAAGTTCGAGCCCGCTCGCTGCGAGAGTCTTCCGACAGACCGCCCGCTCACACCCTTTGCCGATGTTCCTGCATCGTAATACTCAGGACCGACCCTTACCAGGCCGAATTACAGCCGTCATATGGTGAGTCCCAATCGTGCCTATCGGTTACGGCACTCGATCGCAGCGGACGCGACGCTTACCTAGAAGGCGTGCCCGACGTCGCCAACCTCGCCGGCAGGACAGAAGCCGGGTACCGCTGCGAACCTTCCGGCCACGCGGTCCGAGTAATTCCCGGACCTGCTGCACACGTACACCGAACGACGTCCTGACGACGCGATCGGCCGCGGGTAGTTCCCTGTTCGCAGGGCTACCCGTGCCCTCACTCTGAACCCTCCGACGCAATGGACGCTCGCCGAGCACCTGAACTGGACCACATGCGGCTACCGTGAAGATCGCGACCAGATCGCCGACCAGGAGGAATGAAGGATGCCCGAGAAGACCAGCACCAGCACCACGGCGCCCGCCGAGGACAAGTCGACCGAGCCGACGTCGAGCACCAGCGCAACGGACGCGAGCACCACCACCGGCGCAGCTGCGGCCGGCGTGAGCGCTCCCAACGCGACGCCGAGTTCGGCCGGCGGCGCAGCGACCGCGCAACAGGACTCGACCGTGAAGGTCCAGATCGAGCAGGCGCCACCCGAGCCCGAAGTGCTCTACCCCGGATCGCAGGACGCGACCGACCCGAATCGGAAGCACGTTCGAGCCGATTACCAGCCGTTCGAGTGGAGGTAGCCGGTCCGGGTAGCTCGCGCCGATGAGCACCGGGCGCAACACGGCCGTTCGCGACCGTGACCGGCTCAGCATTCGGCGCGGGCACCCGGACTGCGGCTCGGCGCACCACGACTGCCGGCAAAAGTTCCCGCCGTGCGGAATCTGCGGCGAGCCCATCGACTACGAGCTTCCCTATCTCGACCCGTGGGAGTTCGTCGTCGACCACGTGATCCCGCTAATCCGCGGCGGCGAAGACGTGCTCTCGAACAAGCAAGCGGCGCACCGCTGCTGCAACCGTGACAAGTCCGACCAGGTGGACGAGGAACAGTCCGCCGCAACGGGTACCACCTTCGTCACGACACGCACCTGGTAGCACAACGCACCAGCCCACCACCAAGGACGACACCATGACCACATCACCAGCCATGCGGGCCGCGCTCGATGCGCTCGACGTCGCAATCGTGGACGTCTTCGAGGCCATCCGCTCAGACGAGCCCGACGACACACCACCTGATGCGATCGCAGTAGATGCCGTGCTGTTAATCGGCGTGCAGCACATCGACTCAGACGACGACGCACGCGTGGGATACACCGAGGTAGTACCGCGCAATGGTGCTCAGCCCGCGTACGTCACGCGCGGCTTGCTCGGCGATGCACTGCACCTGATGGACCAGGTGAGCGACCGCGGCGACGATCAGCCATGAACCGCGCAGCACGACGACGAGCACGGTTCACGAAGGCCGGCCGGCGTGAGCACCAGGCCGCGACCGAGCACATCTGCGAGCACGGCAACTGGATGAAGACCGACGGCAACGGCGATCCCATGTGTCCGCACCGATGCGGCTTCCGACCCGAGGACCGGATCAGGCGCGAGCGTGGACGACAGGCACTCGCGTTCGCACGCTCTACTCGCATCCGACCCAGGCCGGGTGACCCCACCCCGCCCACCACGGCGCCCCCCGTGGCAT